CGAAAGTTAAACTCGGTCTAGTAACATCGACAACTTGTTTAGTAAGTTCTGATCTTGGAGTTGATACTCCAAAGTTTTCCAATATCACTCTAAAGCGATATTGTAATTTTGGCATTAACAGTCCTTGGTTAGAAGCCGACTGGCTACTTGCCAAAGGTACTGTAAATTTACTTAATGTTGCTACTGACATATTGTTCTCCTTTGTATTTATAGTTTCTCTACTATGCTTTTTTAAATATACCTTTCTTTACCTTTATAGTCCTAATTTATCAATCTCACCAGTGTTTTTAAGTCTGATTGGAATGTATATAAATTCAACTGCTTTAACAGGTTCAATTGCTATATCAACATACAACTCGTTTCTATCAATTCTTGTTGGTGTGTTATTAGTTTCGTCACACACTACAGCAAAATCGTATAATCCACGTTGTCCTTGAACTTCTAATAACATAGATTCAACTGCACCTTTAATTTCATTTCTAGTTAATTCATCATTTGGTTCAAAGATAAACGGTTGTGCTAGTTTGTCTAATTGTGTTCTTAAAAATACAACCAAACGTGCTACATTTACTCTGTCTAAAGCACTTGTTCCACTATGTCTAGTTTTTTGTCCATAAATTGTAAGTCCTGACCCAGTTAAGAATGTTATTGGATTCAATCTATTTGATTGTAAAGTATCTCTAATACCTGATGATACAGCAATCACTTGCTTTTCACCTGTAGATGCTTTAATATAACCTACTGAAGTTGCATTGTCTACAACACCACGTCTAATACCTGCTGGTGCAAACCACGGAAACGCCACATCATCATTTAATGCTAATGTTCTAAGTACCATATGACTAGGTGGAACAAACACATTGTTACCTGCTAGATCACTTGTAGTACCCCATGGATAATAAACACCTGTATAAGAATCATTTGATACTAACCCATCTTCTGTGTTAGTTGATTCTGAACTGGCGTTAGTTGCCCAGTTAACAATATCAGTTGAAGAGTTAGCCAACCTTGCTGGAGAATCTCCAACAATAAATGCTGTATCACTTCTATCACCTGCTAAAGTTATTAGTTCATCTATTAGTTCAACATAACCTGGAGCCGCTAATACGTTAAATTCACGTTGTTCTTCACGTAATTCTGTATTAGAACTTACTGCCGCTTGTAATTGTTTTACAACACAGGCTCTAACTGCTTTACGTCCCATATATGGTGATCCATCGGATTTGTTACCACTTGTAGTTACCCATGCATCATCTTCTCCTGGTAGTGTTGGCCACTCTGTAGTACTTGCAAAATTGGCTCTACTAAAATATGCATTTCTAAATTGTTTTACAACATATCCAGAACGTCTTGTATTAAACAATAACATTCCTTTTGGATATAATGCTGGATCTGGTTTATCAATATCTAATGCATTACTTGTAAGCAATGATTTAATTGTTGCTGGTGCTTTTGTAATTACGTTATCATCTGAATCTAGATGGAAACGTGCATCTGCAAACAATACACCGTCTTCTGATACTTGATCGGTATTATCTATTAGTACCCATTTAGCACCATCGGCTTTTGAATCATCATATCTAGAAATTTTTGGATATGCTTCAAGATCTGAAGTATCAACCCAAAGGTCACCACTTACTAAAGCAGTTCCATCTGATTGTCCGTCAGCCGCTAATGGTTCAGTTGCTGAAACAATTGGACCATTTGGTGAACAGTTAGAAAGATTAAATCCTCTAGCATCTGATGTTACACCTTGATATCCTACCCAAGTAGTACCATTGTGTACCATAATGTCAACTTCGTCAACAGAACTATGATACCATAATGCTAAATCACTTGGATCTGCTGTTGGTGATGTTGCTTTTGCTTCATATACCAATGTTCCCCAGTTACTTGCCATTACTTCATTTGATCTAGGATCACCTGCAGGTACTGTATAAAGGTTTGCAACCTTAGTCCCTGTTGTGTCAATAGCCGCTCCGTATGTGTTAGCATTACTTGAACCAAGTCCTGCGTCTGCTACTGGTGTACCATTAACATCGTCCATTCTAAAGTCACCACCGTCACTGTGTGTCATTGTAATAACATCTGCTACACGATCATAACTTGCTGAAACATAAGTAAATCCTGCCGCCGCTACTGCCGCCACAAAATCGTCTGCTGTTGTGCCAGCCATTGTGCAAGTTTTTTCTCCAGCAAATGTACCCCATTTAGCACTACCTGATAAATCACTAGGTCTAACTGTTTCTTGTAGTGTAAAAGTTTCTGCATTTGTAAAAGGAGAAGATCCTAATGCAGTTATTCCAGTAATTGTAGTAGCACCTGAGTTTTGTCTTTTGAATACTGTATAGTCTGTTACTTTTGCGTTAGCATCATAAACTGTACTATCTGTTCCTGTTGTACTATCACCTGCAAATGTAATAGTGTCATATTCTGTAACGTTAACTTGTGTGTAAAGATTTTCAGTTGTTAAGTTTGCACCTGCACCTGATTTATCTAAATTGTAAAGTGCTTGTGCATGAGATTCATGTGCAGGAGCACTTATAGTTGACCAAGCCGCTGTAGTTGAATTGTATTTTTTAACTACAACATTTGCACCTGAATTTACAGAAGTTGTTTGTAACCAAACACTTCCTGATGGTGCTGAATGATCGTCTGCTGTTTTAAATCCTGGATCAGTTGTATGAGATCCAATGTGTAATCTTGGTGCATCATATGTTCCTGCTGTAATACCTACATCAGTTAATATAGTACCAGTTACATTTGCAATTGTAATTTGAGAACTTGCAGTTGAATCACCGCCTTCTGCTAAATCAGTTGCATATAAAACTAATTGATTGCCGAGAGCCGCGGCTAATACACCTGGAATTGCTCCACTGTCTTTACCTGCATTAATGTCACTAACTAAATCGGCTAATGATGTACTTGTTGTTACAACATCATATCCGTTAATTGTAATTTCATGTCCAACAGAAGTAGTCGGTGAAGATACCGTTCCTGTAACTGCCGCATGAGATGATTTCCATGATGCGTATTGTGTTGTGCTGTCGCCTGTACCAACTTGAACCCAACTATTACCTGTATTTTTGTAAAATAATTTGTTTGTTGTTGCTGTAGTATTAACAGCATAATCACCTTGTACGCCATAAGCAGTTTTTGGAGCACCGGTTGATACTTCGCCTGTTAAGTTGCTTATGTCTGTAATAATTTTTGGAGTTTTTGCTGTAAATGTTTGTGTTGAAGAATTCCATTCTTTAATACCCCATACAGTTGATGCTGTATCTAACCAATAAGTTCCGTTAACTGCCGCACCTTGTACTGGAGAAGATGAACCTGTAAGTTCATCTAAATTAACATCTGCTCTTACTACAAAAGCCTTGTTGGCAATACCTAATAAAGAGTAAGCGGATAGAAGACCATATTCGTTTAACTCGTAGGCATCACGAGCAGAACCACTTGTATCTGTATAAAAGGTTGGATCGCCAAACGTTTCTGTTAGTTCGCGTTGACTTGTAATTGTATAAACTGTTCCTGCGTTTGCTGTTAAAGTACCGGCCGCAGTTCCTGTTCCAGTACCTGATGTTTTATTTTTGGCTGATGCAACAACAATTGCTGGCACCATACCTTGATCGGCGGGTACGTAAAACGATTCGTCGGTTACTGTTACCTCTACGCCTGGTGAATTTATTGCCATTTTCTCGGTCTCCTTATGGTTTCTTATATTTATACTATAACAGTTAATTTAATAGGGAATTGCAGGTAAGAAAAAGGTGATATAAAGGGCACCATAAATATAGTATGAGGCGTCCTTTATGTAATTGCGGTAACCCCGTCGCTATTAACTATATTAAACACGATAAAACATATTATCGAAAACAATGTGATAGTTGTTTACGTGGTGTGATTAAAAAGCAACCTCGATGGAAAACGTCAGGTAACAGAAATAATTGTTCTTTTAATAATTTAAAAACAGTATGTGCTAATTGCCAACGGGTGTTACATCTTGTTGGTATGAAGTGGAAACAAGGTGATCTAGTTCCTGATTAATTTTATCAGATAAGTCGTTTACTGAACCATTATTGTTTATTATAAAATCAAATTCACTTTTTGCCCATTTCCATTCGCTTGGATGTATGTCATTTGGCTCTATATTTTCTAATTGATACTTGCAGAACCAATCTGGATCTGGTCCACGTGTAACTCTCCATACTTTTCCACCTATAGATTTAATCATATTAATTTCATTTGGAAAACGTACATCTGGAATTATCCAGTTTATATCAGGACGTTCTAGCATTTGTTTTTTTGTTAAACTAACCCAAATGCCATCATATAAACCTTGTCTCATACATTCAGTTCCAAAACGTTGTAATACATATCTGGGTGTAATATCGCGACCTATCTCTTTGCTCCAAAAAGGATCTGGTGATTCACGCCATTGTCTACTAGGTTCAGTTTTACCTTCTAGCATATACCTATCCCAATCAAACATAGAAGAGACAGCATCTTTTAATTTGTCTGCAAATGATGTTTTATGAAAATCGTGATTTTTAATTAGAAGATTTGCTATGGTATCTTTACCACTATTAATCAAACCACATATTCCAATGATCATATGTTTATTATAATGTAAAGGTATTGGATTGTCAACTAACCAATTACAAATGACATAGGAGTTTGTCCTACTTCGTAATTACTAATAGATGCTTCTAATTTTTCAATTTCTTGTTGTCCATCTGCTTTAAGTTGATCACCATTTAATGATGTTCCACCTTGTGGACCAGCAATTGTGGCAAATTTACCTCTTGCTTCTCCAAGTGTCATTTTACAAATAGCAAGAGTATAATCTCTGAGCCATGGTTTTGCATATCTGTCTTGTAATAGTATGCCATCTGGTTTATGATTATAAAGCCAAAGTAGTACAGTTTCTTGATTGCGTTGTCGTCTTACTATTTCTAACTTGCGTGTTACTGTATCATAATAATAGTTAATGTAACCACCAAACATCCTACCTACTAATTCTTGATAGCCAGCAAACATTTCATAAGTTGCTAGTCCACCAATTCTACCTGACTGTAGCAAATAAACATTTGTGTATGCTAGTTCAAATGGATCAAAAAATGTACCACCTTCAGTGGCATTTGCGCCACCTACTGTACGTCTAAAAATTTGTCTTACATTAACTACTTCGTCTGGTAATGTATAAACGTTAGTATCTTCCTGTAATTCTAAAAATCCATATGATTCTTCAACAGAACTTTCTGCTCGTTGCTTGAATTTGTCTATTGCAGTTATTAACCCAGTTTCGTAGTGTTTTGGGTCAAGTTCTACTTCAATCATGCCATCACCTAGTCTAGTGCGGCAATAATCATAGATTCCTTGCTTTAGTTCATTAGTTTTTTCTGCTGTAAGTACTTGGTCAACCATTGTACAGTATTTACCGCTTTGCTCTTAACAATAAATATGTGTACAATGCCTAGACTATCCATATACAAACCTGAAAAAGGTAAAGATTTTAAATTCTTCGA